AGCGTCCCAGCTCTTTCATCTTATGAGCACCAGCAGCCGTTGAAACCATTGATGGAATCTTGACTTTGGCTTGGTCGAAACACCAATTGACAAAAGATCCACACCAAGGCAATCCATCGGCCTTTGTAAATTTGCCGTACTTGGTCAGATTCTCGCCCGTCTCGACTGTGCCGATTTCTGCTAATGCGACTTCAATGATCCGAGCAGCTGAGCCGTCCGGATATTTACTTGTCACTCTTTAGCGTTTCAAGATAAGACAAATAGTCAGAATTGTTTAGATCAATTGGAATCCACCAAATTGTTCCATCTGGATCTGTCCGTTTGATTCTTTCTGGTGTCAGCGTTGCTTCGTCAGCTGCTAATACTTCATAAGTTGTTTTTGCCATTATAACTCCGCACTAAATTGAAGGTTTGCATTTGTATTTGAACACTGGACACCTGTGACATAGCCAGCAGTCAATCCAGAAACTCCACTGAAATCAACGCGCGATGAAGTTGTTCCAGCGACGCCTTGAGTTAATGAGGTTGGAGCACCAGCAGAACCACCGGCAGCAGTCAAAATCAAAAAGTCTGTTGAAAGTGTTCCGCCATAAGCAAATGATGGAGCAGTACGAAGTACGACAGGAAATCTCACAAATAGATTTCCAGCACCAGCAGCAGTTGCGCCACCTGTTGCCATCGCCATGTTTGATTCGCCGCCAATTTTCTGGAAATATCGTTGGCACGCTGCAAGTTCAGCTTGATAAGTAGCACCATTTGGAGAATACGCTGAGGCACTAGAAGCCGCCTCAAGTTGAAATCCAGTGACTTCACAATAATCATTTGCTCCAGCAGTACCAGTTGGATTCATATTAAGTGCAACGGCCAATTGAGTTGCAGTTGCCCCCACAGTTGCGGTGAACGTAAATCGTTGCCAAGTTGTTGTCAATGTCGCCGTTGAGCCGCTGACAATGTTAGTTGCACCAGTGAATCCATTGATGTAATTCTGATCCGTCCCTGTTCCAGTTTGCAAATACACCAGGAGAGCGGAAGAAGTTGGAGAATAGTTAGCGCCGGCTCTAGCGTAAAATGATAAAGTTACTTGCTTTCCAGCGTATGGAATTGAGTTGGTTGTTTCGATAGTTTGCACATATTGAATTGCAGCAGTTGCCGTAGTTCCAGAATCGCGCGCTAAACGAACACATTTTTGAATAAATGGAAGATTTGTCGTATCGCTTGTATTTTGCTGCGTTACAGTCATTCCAGTTGCCGTGCGATATGCCTGCCAACGGTCTAGCGTGTAAGTTGCAGTGCTTGATGCGATTGTAAAACTTGTGCCTCTTTGTGCCACATTCATTGCTGAATTGAGAATGTTGTTCTTGCCAGCGACGTTCGAAGATCCAGCTGATGCAGTTGCCCATTCTGGTGCAGTCGCTCCTGAATTAACTGTAAGAACCTGACCAGCAGTGCCAATTCCCAATCTATTAAATGTTCCTGATCCAGTACCGCGAATCAAATCTCCGGCAGTTGTGATGGCAGTTGCCATTGAGTTTGTAATTGTCACATCGCCAGAAGTGCCACCGCCAGAAATACCAGTTCCAGCAGTTACGGCAGTAATGTCTCCTGGATTTGGTGTGATCCAAGTGAACGCCATATCTGTGGCGCTTGTCTTAGACAAGATCTGCCCAGTTGTGCCGCCTTTCAGCTGCGCCATTGACGTATCAACGCCCTGACCGAATGTGTTGAAATCAGCTGGAAGATTCGTGACCAGAGACGTATTGGTCGGCATCACCCAGCCGAAGTTTGTAGTTGGATTTGCCATCGTTTCTCCTTAATTCACGACTAACGCGTGCGCGTAGTCAAGTGTGCCAGATAGTGTGTTGAATTTTTCTAAGACACTCACATCTTGCCATTCCATCGCCTGAAGTGAGAATGGCAGTGGCGAGACAATGAGTGTCACGGCCAATTCATTGTATGAAGCTTGGAATCGCCAACCTTCGACGAAGCCCAAGAAATTACCCGATTGCATATTGACCGGCAGATTTGCCAGCGAAATCGGCTGACCCATAAACACGTTGATGAGATCGTCCCGATCTGCATCATCGACTTCTGGATTGGTCAATGCGAACGTGATTGTTTCAAGAAACGACTGTGGCTGGGCGCGCAGTGTCAGATAGAAATTGGCCTGAGATGTGGCATCAGCTGAGTGTTTGAGCGATGTCGTAATCTGTTGAGCAAGATCTCCGTATGTGGCAATCGAATCGGCATCGGTTGCCGTGACGTTGCCCGATGAATAGACCAGATTGACATCGTTTCGAATGTCGCCGGCCTTTGTCTGCATCTTGATTCCACGTCCCAGAGCTTGATTGGCGTCAAGTTGGGTGTATCCGTAAGTGGCCAAATAGGTTGAACGATGTGTCGAGTCAGCATAGGAGATTTGGCCTTGCGCGTTTTCGTATAAATAACCAAGACCGCTAGTGGCAAGATCTGCAACCAAATTCCACGTGATTGTTTTGCTCGATGATCTACCTGCCAATTCATAATTTCCCGGACGATCGATTTCGCCCAATCCAGTGTTTTGAGCATCAGCCCACGTTTCCGTTGCGGGCGTATAAGTCGCCCACGTCAGAGCCGCTGGAACCTCGCTCCAGTTATTGACGAGCAAATCCTGAAGGATTGAATAAATCTGATTGCCGTCAAAATCCTGCGTCAAAACTCCATTTGTCAGTGCCTTTTGAAGCCTTGCAAGGGCTCCCAGAGCCGTGATGGTGATTTCCTGAGTAATTGCCACTGACCCAGTCTGTGAAACCGTCACGGTGACGTCCACTACTGATCCGCCGAAGATTGGAACAAAGGTCGCCGTAGAATCTTTGACTTCAATGGTAACTGTGTCATTAATTGCCACTGTGATGGCCGAAAGGTCAAGATTGATGAGATTGACTGTGCAATAGCCGGCTTGAGCTTGCGTGTAGATATTTGTGCGACCTGATGAAATTGAAAGATTGGCTAGAACAACGTCCGTGTATTCAACGGCATTGATTGTCACTTTCCAGACTGGCGACCATTGAGTCATTAGATTGCCTGAAGTGCGCCGGCTCCGCCAGTGCCACGATAGTAAGAATCATTGAGCGTGTTAATAATCGTCCGAGCAGTGCCTTCGGCATCGATTGCGCCATTGACTGTGATGCTGATACGTGCGGCGTTCTGAGAATCTGTGAAACCGCCGCCACCCATAGCAGCTAAACGAGCCGCATTTTGTGAATCGGTAAAGCCACCGCCGGCCAGAGCTGCACCTGAGACGGCTGACTTGACGCCAGCTGATGATGTTGTTGTGGATCCTGTGCCAGTTGAAGTCGTAGTCGTTGGAACCGAAATTGTTGGCACTGTCACCGATGGAGTCGCAGTCTTCGGAATGGTCACGGTTGGAACGCTAATTGATGGAGCTGAAATCTGTGAGACGTTTGGCAAGAATGGAATCGAATTATAGACACGAATGAGCGCATTGATTCCGGCAACCGCACCAGAAATCAATGAATTGAGTCCGTTGATGACTGCGCCGATGACGTTGATAATTCCACCTGCAATTTCGCCCACAACCTTAAACGCTCCGCCTAAGACCGTGACTAAAACCGGCACGACGTACTTCTGAATGAATCCGATGAATTCTGTAAATGCTTCCTTGTTTTTATCGATTGCGTCAGTGATTGGCTTGAAGAAATCAGCAAATTTGCCTAGAGCCGGAACGACCTCATTGACGACGAATTGAACCAATTTGTCAATGATTGGAAGCAGCTTGAATCCAATCGTTTCTTTGGCTTCATCAAATGTTACTTTCAAGCGATCCAAGCGGCCTTGATATGTCTCTGCGTTGGCCGCAGCTGCACCGCCGAATAAATCCGTCAGTTTCTTTTGGACATCAGTGAATGACATTGTTTTCAATTCAGCTGATGAAAGTCCGATTCCTAGTTTTCCAAGTGCGGCAGTGTTGCCATCGTATGCCTTACCGATTGCATTGGCGACGGCTTCCAGTGGCTTGCCTGTTGATGTTGAGACATCGAGTGCAACGGAAAGAAGATCCTGCGCCTTGCTTAAATCATTTGTTGAAAGCGCAATTCGCTGCAAGGCTGGGCGCAATTTTGAATCGCTGACACCTGTTGCCAGAGACATCTTGAGAATCTGATCCTCTGTTGCCGCAATTTGCTCTTGCGTTGCACCAGTAGCAGATTTGAGCGCGTTGGCTAATTTGACCTGCGCTTGCTCATCTTCAATCGCCGCTTTGACGCCATCGACGCCAATCTTGATTGCATAAGCAGCCGCAGCAGCTCCAGCAGCCGCGAAAGCCAGTCCTGCCTTTTTGCTGAATTCGCCCATCTTTGAAGAAGAGTCATCGACGTCTCCATTGGCTTGCGCCAGTGATTTTTTGAGCTGATCTACATCAGCGAGAATCGAGAGCTTGAGTGTGCGCGATTGTCCGGCCATTTACCACTCCTTCAAGATTCGGTCGAAAGCATTTTCCCACTTGTCAATGATCTCTGGCTGGATTGCGCGAAGTGTCGGATAAATAAACCAACCAGTTGAGCCGCGACCAGTTGAACCTGACCAAATTGGAAATTGCTTAAATTTGTTGGATCCGAATTCTGTTCCGCCCCAGAGATCCTTTGTTGTTGCACCACCAGAGAATTTCTGACTTACGAAACCGAAAGAGAGTTCGCCAATCTTGGACGATTTCGATACACGGGAGCCACTGGCAATACGGTCGGCGGCTTTGCCTCTGGTGACGGCCTTCTGCTGGATTTTGCCTTGAGCAAATTCTGCCAGAGCTGATGATTCGCGTTTAGCGGCATCAGTTGCTTCAGCGTCCATCGCTTTGAATGCAGAAGTGATGCGACGCAGGTCGGCCTTGTCATAGGCGATTTCAACCTTGTCGCTCATTCTGTTTCTCCAGTATCTCGAAGGCCGTATAGATCTGCTCCGCCGTCGTCCATTCGCTCATCGGAATGCCGGTGGCTATTGCCAGCTCGACAAGGATCCGATTTACGCTTCCGGCGGCGTAACTTTTGGGAGAACGTCACCGACTGTCACATCGGCCACTGTTTCACACCAGACTTCATAGCCTTTGATTGGCTTGCCACCGGCTTCACGTTTCATCGCATTCCACGCAAGGAAGAGAAGATCAGAGATTCCAATCTTCTCCTGCGCTTGCGAAATTGTGCTGCCTGTCTTTTGTTCCCACTTAGCCCACTCTGGCGGTTGTGCGGTGTATGTCCCGAATTCGCCATTTGTGTATTCGATTGTGATTGGTAGTCTCATTTTGTGCTCCCGTTTCTCTTTCGATTAGCTGATTGTTAGAACTGGTGTTGTTGAGCAGAGCATCGCCCAAGTGTCAGTCTGTGCATCTGGAGCAGCGCCGCCAGCAGTTGGAGCCACTGGAAAGACGTTGCCAGCAAATGACGCGCCAGTTGCTGATACAAGTGTGAATGCAAGTGCAGTGTTTGGAGCAGAAGAAAAGGCAGTCCACATCGCTTCGAAAAGTGATGAAGTCGCGCCCCAGTCTGCGAGAAGTGAAATGTTAAGAGTCCACTGATCATCGATGTGCTTGTAAGCCTTTCCATCGAGTGTTTGATATGTAGTGATCACTGGCGCATTGACCAGAGTGACCGCAGTTGTCTGCGCGTCATAATTCACTGAATTCAGGGTGAAGGTTATGTCGCGACCCGTGACGATAGTTGTTGGCATTTGTCTATCTCCTTAGATTGTCTGTTGTGTGTAGTAAGTGCTGACCGCGAGATCCGCCACTAGTAGGTTGGTCGCTCCGACCTGTTGAATTGTCGGACGTTGAACGTCTCCGACTTCGTATCCGGCTGGCATCGCTGCGATGATGCTGATGATGAGCTGCTCAAGATTATCTAGTGCTCCGGCCGTGTTGTTATATGCAACGGCCGCAGTGACCACGAAATTGATTTTCACGCGCACCGCAGATTTGCCGATTGTTGTCGTTTCCAAGTAAGGCGAATCGGGAACGATTACGCAAGCCGGCGGAATAACTGCTTCTGGCGGTGATGAATAAACGGAAGCAACGACACCAGAAAGGGCAGTGGCAAGAGTGCCTCTGACGTTGGTCGCGATTGAGGTTGGTGTAGGCATTAGATGGCCATTGTTGAAGTGTCAAGGTATGGCGAAAGCAAGCCAACGACTCTGTTCATTAAGGATCGTCCCATTCTGTAAGGCGATGGAGTGAAATCGACGCCTTCAATCTGTCCGCCTGGAGCGACCACTGATTGGAAAATCTCCACACTGACAATTGTCACGGCTTGTTCGACTGCCGGAGTTGATGCGTAAAGTGTGGCGGCATTGGCTCCGGATAAGTAAGCAACGCCAGCAGGTATGACTTCGCGAAATGAAATGTTCGCGTTGGTCTTAGCTGCGGTAAAGACATAAATTGCGCCAGAGTAAAGATTAAACACTGGAATGAAAGGAAAAGTCTCCCAGTAGTTCGAGGTGACTGTGATTGTGCCGTTGAAAGTTGATGGAACGCAACCAGTGACAACGACTGTCTGACCTTCAACGAAAGTGTTGGGACGTTGCGTGACGTAGTAGGCGATGTTGTTTTGAAGATAAACGCCGGCGATTGCAGCTTGATTTGCAGTCAGCATCGGCAGGATTACTTGTTCAGCAGAATCAATGATTCCATCAAGATAAGCATCAGAATAAAGGGACGACGAAACGCCCAAGACTGTCCGCAGTTGCGATGCAGTAATGATTGCTGGCATTTCATCGTCCCTTCGTATTCGGCTCGGCTAGATACGGGAGCGCACCTAGCCGATGATTAGTTGGATCAGGTTAGGTTGAAGCGACGAAGTCCACCGGCGAAAGTAACGCCAGCTGCAACGTATCCGTAAAGTGCCAATTCAATTTCGCCAGATGTTGGTACATTGGCAGAAAGTGTCAGCGCAGGAGATTCAAAAATCTCGATTGAACGTGGCTCGATGATGAATGCTGAATCGTCGATTGTTGTTGAAACCATATTGGCATCGACATAGAGATCCAAGCCCAAGACGTTTCCACGAATTGATGTTGGATTTGCAGTACCACCGGCATTCTGAGTCAATGGCTGAGCGTTGTAAATTGGACGGCCAGTTGAATCAGTTGCACCCATCAAGAGTGACCATTGTGATGTTCCAGCAACGTATGCAGTTGCAGTGCGCTTTGTTGCAGTGTATGCAGCTGCTGCTTCTGTTGATACGAATGAGATAATTCCTGCTGATGTTGCTGCTGTTGTTGCAGCTTGTGTTCCACCGGCAACAATTTGAGCAATTACATATTCGTCAGTTGCTTGAGCGTAGCCTTCCCGTAAATTTTGAAGCATGATTTCGTAAAAAGATGGGTCGCTTCTATCCAGGAGCTCAACACTGTAGCGTTGAAATCCCATTTTTTTGATGACAGTTGCGTTCACATAGGCTGAGGTGATTTGGGTAGTTCCAGTTGGATCTCCACCTTCGGCCACTGTTGCCACTGTTGAGTTAGCAGTGATCTTAGGAATTGACACTGTCATTCCGTATGAATTAAGTGGACGTGAGCCACCGCATGCGTCGATTGTTGGACGAACCATTGTTGTGTTAGTTGCAACGTCGCGAATGTATGAAACTGGTGAGAACGCTGGATTTGTTGTGAATGAATCATCAGCGGCCATGACGTACTGGCGAGAATCTTCGTTGCCTAGTTTCGCCTTGATTGTGTGCTCAAGGTATGCGCCCGGAGTTGCAATAGGTGAACGTGGCTTTGTGAAGTACAACGGACGAGTTGCATCTGTTGCATTTACGACTTTGGAAGCTTCAACCGCTTCGGCTGCTGCTTCTGGAACGGTTGGAGTTGTTTCCACTTCGTTTTCTCCTTCGATTGTTGGTGTGTTTGTTTCTGACTCTTCGGCTTGTGGCTCTGATTCAGAATCTTCTGGCTCACTTGCTGCGACTGCGACTTTTGCGCTGGCAATCGCTGGATCTGTTACGAGTGAGACTTCCTTGAGTGCGCTTGCACTAATAACTAAAACGCCATCGACATTCTTGTAGCGTTCAGCTAGAACGCCCACACTAAAACCGTCACGCAATCCAGAACTGGCTTCGACCAGACTGTCATTTCCGGCGGTTGTGTTTCCAATAGCAAATGTTGCATCGATACCTTCATCGGTAACTTTGTAGGATTTCAAGAATCCGATTGGAGCTTCACGGCGATGTTCTAAGAGCAATTTAGTCGTGTTGCCGAAAGTAATGGATCCTGGCTTGAATGATGTCGCTCCAGCTGATGTAGATCCAGTTTCATTCCATGTCACGATGCGTCCAGAGATTTCGCGCTTTGGAAAATCCGTTGCCGTGACTTTGATTGAAAAGTCCAGATTCATCGGAGTTGGCTTTGTTTCTTTCATGAGATCATGTCCTCTTCTCTTCGGATTTCTTCTGTTGTAATTGCACCTATATCAAAAAGCAGCTTGTAAACTTCGGCACGTTCTTTCGCAGATCCACGCAAATAATCATCAAGGTCGAATTTAACTTCTTGCGATGCTGGAACGAAATCATTTGGCATGCCAGTCATTGAGAGACGTTCTTCGATGCTGGTCATGACGTTTCTCAACGAGAAATCGACAAGAGATTGACGTGAAAGAGCTGCGTTGGAGTACGTCATACTGGAGCCAGTTTCGGCATCGACGTAATAAGCCGGAATGCCACATGCGCGCGCTAATTCAGTCGCAACGTAGGATCTAGCTTGATTGAGCTGCAATTTCTCTGGATCAAATCCTAAAGCTTGCAATTCGACGTCAGCGTTTAAGAATGCAGTTGAACGATTGCGCCTTGCACTGCCCCAAGATTCAAGAAGCTTTGCGATGCGATCTGCTGGAAGTGCAGTGCCGTTCGATTTCAAGACCATCGTTGGAACTGGCTCGCGTGCATACATCACCGCAGCACGTTCTAATTCTGCGCCAGCTTTGATTGTGCGACCAGCGCGATTCAAAATTCCTTCATCGTTTCCGTAAAAGACTGCAAGCGCGCCCACACCAGAATCGGGAACTGGAATGTTGTCCACTGTGTAATACTCAATCTCTGTTCCACGTGCGTTTGTAATAATTCCAACGCGTGTTGGCGAAATTCTTTCAGCTGCACGAATGCGATATGTGTCAGCGTAGATTTCCGTAATTCTGAGATACCCGTAACCGAACAGGAGCAAATCCTCGCATAGCCACGCATAGGTTGAAGATCCGGGAACGCGTGGATCCGGTTGGTTAATACATTTTGGCGGTGTCTCTACTTCTGATCCATCAGCTTTGACACGCACCTTCAATGGAATTGACGCAACGCTGGAGGTGATGATGTTTCTTGCGCGAGCACACGTTGGCACTGACATAAATTCGGCGCGTGATGCAGTGATGCCAGTGATTCCGTAGAAATTGTAGATGGAATCGGTTGTGTTGGTAGGAGCCAGCGATGCTTGGACGTCATAGGTCGGTGACGGAGCCGACGTTGTAACGTTGCGCGAGAATAGTCCCATGAGCCCAAGTCTAAAGGTCGCCTATACGCTTACCCAACGAGAATGTCAATCTCCATCTCTGGGCGTGTCGCAAAATGTGTCGCCAGAGCTGAAGCAACCGCCGCGCAGACTGCAACGCTTGAGGCGCGCCGACCGATAATCCAACCGCCATCGCCCATTGGTAATCTGACGGCCGATAATATCTGCTTGGATAATTCTGCCTGTTTTCCGTGAATCAATCTTTTTGAGGTAATAGCACCCAGCAATTCATCGCAGCTTTGTCCATAGAGTGCGCCGTCGATGTCAATGACGGGAATGCCGGCAGGTTGTAATCGACCGGCAACGGCTGAGCTAGTGCGCTTGCTAAATGCCACATATTCCAGCGGATATTTTCTGGCATAAGGCGCGATGTCATTGGCGATGGCTTTGTCATCTAGCGAAATCGGATTGTGCCAAGTGTGCAGAAGCTTGATGTTGAAAGTGTCGTCAGCATTCTTTTGAGCGGCCACAAGCGCCCCATCTCTACGATCCGGCGATAGATCAAGGCCGAACCACGTGACCTTTTCGACATCAAGTTGAATCTCGTCGGATCCACACTCTTCCCATTCCTTCGCAGGAATTGCTCCTGAAATTGTATTGACCCAACGGCATAACACTTCCGTTTGAACGACATCTGGCGGATCATTGAGAACGGCGCGGATATTATCTTCGTGGATTGTGTGACCCAGCGCCGGATTACTGGCGACCCAGTTGCGTTCATCTTCAATCTTGTCCGAATAAGCCGACCATTCGAAATAGGCGATGTCGTCGTCAGATCCAGCAGCTGAAGCCATGCCGCGCTCGCGTAGCTGATTGAGAATCAAGGAATGCTGATCTCCGGCATTTGAGAATGTCCAGAGCTGCGGATTCTTAGCTGCCATCATCGTATATCGCATCGCTGACCAAGCTTCGGTGTCTTTGAGCTGACGAGTCTCGTCCATGTAAACAGTCTCCGGCTTAGCAAATCCACGCGCCGCAGCGTTGGCCGCCTTGACGACATATCTTGCACCCGACATCAGCTCAATCTCTTCGGATCCATGCGCCCATCGAATCTTTTTGACTTGCTTGGCCAGATCTTTGTTGCTCTCGATGATATTGACGACGTGGCGAAAGGTCTCCAGTGATGTCGTCAGTACGTGAGCCGACCCAAGTTGCAGCGGCTCCTTCCATAGAAACATTCTGGCCAGAATGCTCATCTCCATGATTGTGGATTTGCCGTTCTGTCGAGCTGCAACGACCACCACCACCGGCGATTTCCACCGGCCATCTGGCTTGACTTTCATCGCGTGTTCGAAGACGAACTTCTGCCACGGCATCAAATCGACGCCCAGTTTCGTCGCAAATTCGATGATTTCAAGACCGCGAGAGGGCAAATCGTTGAGCCTAGAGTGAATTCTTGGCGTCCCTGAGCCGATTAGAAGCTCCGGTTGGGTACTAATTCCCTGTTCGTCCCTGTTCGCCTCTGTAACGACCGTCAGAGGCCGTTTCTGACCCTGTCCAGCCTTAGTCATGGCTTGTGCTCTCTTGAATCGGTGAAAACGGAAAAG